ATGCTTGAGAGAAGCGAATGGATAAAAGGATGCGAAAAGAATTTGCGCGGCGGCACGGTGTATCTGAAAAACTTTCGGTGCGCCGCCAAAGCGGAAAAAGCAATATTGAAAATAACCGCGCTCGGCGTATATGAGGTAAAATTAAACGGCGAGCGGGTAGGCGACTTTATCCTCGCTCCGGGCTGGACTTCTTATTTAAACAGGCTTCAGGTGCAGAGCTACGATGTGACAGATATGCTGAAGACCGAGAATTCGCTCGAGGTGACGGTCGGTCAGGGCTGGCGCGCCATCGCAAACAAACGCGACGGCAGCGACTTTTTGGGTTATCGCGACACTGCGCTTATCGCCGAGCTGACTCTTGTCTACGCCGACGGCAGGACGGAGAGCATCGTCACCGACAGCTCGTGGACTGCGCGCGAGAGCAAGCTGAGATATACAAATATATATGACGGCGATATCTATGACGCGACTTTCAAAGCGGGAAGCGCGAGGCACTGCATCTGCGTCGATCTCGAAAAGGATATGCTTATCCCGCAGGAGGGCGAAAAAATAGTCGAGCATGAGCGGATGCCTGCCTTGCAGATAATAAAAACCCCGGCGGGCGAGACGGTCATTGACTTCGGACAGAACATGACGGGCTATGTCGAGTTCAGTATAAAAGGCACTCCCGGTGCGCAGGCGACAATCTCCCACGGCGAGACGCTCGACTGCGACGGCAACTTCTACAACGCCAACTACCGCTCGGCGGACGCGCGGATAAAATTTGTCTGCGACGGAGAGGAGCACACATATAAAAGCGCGCTCACCTTCTTCGGCTTTAGATATATCCGCCTTGAAAACTGGCCGGATGAGGTGAAAAAAGAGAACTTCACGGCGATCGTCGTCCATTCGAATATCCGCAGGACGGGTTATTTCGAGTGCTCGGACGAGACGGTGAACAAGCTTTTCAAAAATATAATCTGGGGTCAGAAGAGCAATTTCCTCGATGTCCCGACCGACTGCCCGCAGAGAAACGAACGCCTCGGTTGGACGGGCGACGCGCAGGTGTTTGTCCGCACGGCGAGCCTCAATTTCGATGTTGAGTGCTTCTTCAAAAAGTGGCTTCACGATCTCGCCGCCGACCAGGGACGCGACGGCTGCGTGCCGCATGTCGTACCGAATATATTCGACGATATGGGCGGCTCGAGCGCGTGGAGCGACGCGGCGGTCATCTGCCCGTGGGAGATATACAGAACCTACGGCGACAAGGCAGTACTCGAGGAGCAGTTCGACTCCATGAAGGCGTGGATAGACTGGATGCGCGAGCGCAGCGAAAACGGCAGGCGCTCCGGCGGATTTCACTTCGGCGACTGGCTTGGGCTCGACTCCCCGGAGGGCAGCTACAAAGGCTCAACGCCCGAGGATCTCATCGCCACGGCATACTATAAATATTCGACCGAGTTATTTATAAAGGCGGCACACGCGCTCGGCAGAGATGTTTCGGAATATGAGAATATCCCCGCAGAAGCGGCGGCAGCGTTCAGGCGCGAATATATGGAAAACGGCAGAGTGAAAAACGCCACGCAGACCGGCTGTGTGCTCGCGCTCTGTTTTGATATCACAGACGACAGGGCGGCGACCGCCGCTCAATTAAACGAGCTTGTGAAGCGCGCCGGGCATCTTGAAACCGGCTTTGTCGGCACGCCGTATCTTCTCCATGCGCTCAGCGACAACGGCTACGTCGGGACGGCATATGACCTTCTGCTTCGTCGCGAATATCCCTCGTGGCTCTATCCCATCTCCAAGGGCGCGACGACGGTCTGGGAGCACTGGGACGGCATAAAGCCCGACGGCACGATGTGGAGCACCGACATGAACTCGTTCAATCACTATGCCTACGGCGCGGTCGCGGACTGGATGTACGGCGCGGCGGCGGGAATAAACTCCGACCCCGACCGCCCGGGTTTCGAGCATATAATCTTCCGCCCCGTGACAGACAGGCGACTCGACTTTGTCAAGGCTTCGATTGACACCCGCCGCGGCACCGTCGCGAGCGAGTGGAGACGCGAGAACGGCAGGATAAAATATATCTTCACCGTCCCCGAGGGCTGCTGCGCTTCGGCCGTTATCGGCGGAGAAAAGCACGAAGTCGGAGCGGGCACACACGAGTTTCTTGAATGATAAATTCCCGGTTTGCCGCCATTTTCGGTGAGCCGGGAAATAAATTTCAAGAAAATTTGAAAATCTTGTCCTACTTTGCAAAAAATATATTGACAAATCGCTTGCGATATAATATAATAATCAAGCCTTGTCGGATTGACGAGGCTCACATATGGCGGCATAGCTCAGTTGGCTAGAGCATTCGGTTCATACCCGGAGTGTCGTTGGTTCGAATCCAACTGCCGCTACCAATTTTGGCCCGGTGGTCAAGAGGTTAAGACACCGCCCTTTCACGGCGGTAACACGAGTTCGATTCTCGTCCGGGTCACCAGAGCCACCAAACAGATGTCGCAATCGGCAGATCAGAAATTCGTTCGGTCTGGATTCTGACATCTTTATTTTTTAGGACGCGTAGCTCAGCTGGTTAGAGCGCTTGCTTCACACGCAAGAGGTCCACGGTTCGAGTCCGTGCGTGTCCACCAGAAGCAAAAGCCCCGAACGCGTTGATATACAACGGCTTCGGGGCTTTTTTGTTTTGTAAATCGGCGCGTTCCTATATTTCTCGTACAACCTCAAAAGACCTGATTTTCTGACGGTTGCTAACAAAAATCTAACAAATTTTTTAGGTCAAATCGAGTTGACGGCGTCCTTGAGCTGTGCCATCTCGATGTGGGTGTAGCGCTTGGTCGCCGCGTCGGAGACCTGACCCATAAGCTTTTGGATTCCCCATTTGTCGATGCCGTTGCGATAAAGCATCGACGCGAAAGTGTGCCGCGTGGCGTGCGGAGTCAGGCGCGGCAGGTCGAGGGCTTCGAGCGTCGGATAATACCATTGGTTGCGGAAATACTTGTCGGTCACGCGGACGAGCTTACCGCGATATTCTTTGCAGACGATTGTCGGACCGTTCTTGTCGAGCCACTTTTGCAGATACGGCATGACCTTGTCCGAGACCGGCACGATTCTGTTTTTGCCCGCTTCGGTCTTTTCGCCGCCGGTCAAGGTGTGGTTTTCCGGATCCCAGCTAAAGCGCGTGAGCGACAAAAACTCGTTTATTCGCCATCCGGTATAACACATAATCACTATCAGGTCGGCGTACATAAAGCCCCTTTCCGCCGCCTCTTCGAGCTTGTGCAGTTCGAGATCGGAAAAAGGCGTCTTTTCCTTTTCTTCCATTTTAGGCAGCGCCGTGAACGAGGCGTAGTTTTTTGATATGACATCCGTTTGCACGGCGTAGTCGCACAGCATTCCGGCAAGGACCTTGGTCTTTTGAACCGAGGACACGGAAAGCCCGTCCTCATACGCCTTGGTTATCACAGCCTGATAATGAGCTGTCCGTAGGTCTTTTACTTTGTAGTCGCCTAAAACGGAAAGGCGGTTTTTCCATGCGCCGAGATAGGTGTCGCGGGCTTGCTTGGATAAATTCTGAAAACGCTGAAGCTTGACAAATTCTTCGTATAGCTGCCGGAATGTCATTTCTTCAGCAGGAGCCGGAACAAGAGCCGTCGGCGATTCGTTCCACGCCCCGAGGGCGGTCATTGCCTCGGCGCGCGTGGCGTAGTAGCCTATGACCGTTCTTTTTTTTGATATGCTGTCGGCGACGAAGTGCGCCGGGGTCAACGCGATCCACGGTTTGCGCCGTTTGCCGCCGAGTTTGTATACTGACCCATATCCGTTCGGATTTTTCATAAAAATACCGCTCCTTTGCTTGTACTTTCCCGGAGCGGGTGATATAATAAATATATCAACTCACTCTGTCGTAGGTGTGGTTTGATGCACTGCCCGTCCCTGTTCCCGCAGGGGCGGGCTTTTTTATTATCTTTTGAATTTTATGTTGAAATGGAATCCCCAAGTCAAAGGTTTGCGGTCGTAGGTGTAGTCGTCATCGTCATCAGCGTAGTTGTCGTCATAGTCGTCATCATAGTCATCATCAAAGTCATCAAGGTGGAGAAAATCGAGGGAATCGTTGTCGTCATCGTCGTCGTAGTCGTAGTCGTCAAAGGAGTATTCATCCTTCGGCTTATCGCCGCCGACGATTTCTGCACCGCAAAGCGTTACGCAGCGATCCTTGTTTTCTTCCATATATTTGGCATCGGCTCTTGACAGATTCCCGAGCTGATAGCCGTCCGCAAGGACTTTAAAAGCGGGTTCGCCGCGATATTCATATTCTTCAAGCGCGAGCTCGATTTCCTTGTTTGCAAACGGCGGCTCGTGGTAGTACAGCTTACGGATCAGCTCCTGACGACTGGTGCCGTCATCGTTGTTAAAGGTCACGCCGACAGTCTTCACGCGATAAAATTCATATGTTTCCGCCGGCTTGACCGGCTCTGCGGACGGAAGCGGCGTTGTGTCTATGTTCGCCATTTTCAACTCGGAGTCCGGCACAGCTCGGTCGGGGATGTCGATGGAATCAACCGCGGCGTCCTTTTTCTTTTTTGCGTGTCGCAGAATCAGGAACACGCAGACGGCAACAGCCACGAGGCCGACCACGATAAGCACCGTAAAAAGAGCCGGGTGGGCGCTTTCCTTGATTTTTTCGATAAGTGCCATTATGCCGCCGAGTATAAACATTACCGCGATAATCAACACCCAGTTTGCTTTTTTCTTACCTTTTGCCATTTATTTGACCTCCAATCTTATTACAAACGCCCGAGGGCTTGTTCTTTATAATAGCTCATAGCTTTTTGCATAAATGGAACGGTCACATCAAAATATTCGGAAAGTTCCCACGATTCTGTGAAACCGTGCTTCACCGCTTCCTCAAGCTCGTCCTTCGGGACGAGCTTTTTTATTGCCCACTTGTCGGCGGCATATTCGTGCTTGGCGCGGACATCGCAGGCGGCATGTATGTTGTAAAAACTGCCGGTGACGCAGTGCCCGAGCTCGTGCGCCAAACGAACGCACTCATCGCTGGACGTCTCCAAACAAAATGGGTCAATTCCTATGTAACACTTTCCGCTCTGCCGCATGGCCGACACTGCGCCGATTATTGGCAGAGAGACAGCAAGCACTTCAATGTTCTCTTCTTCTGCTAAATCATACAAGCCGTCAAGACTGCTCATTTTTGTTTCTTTCCCTTTCCAAAATAAACTTTGCAAAATGTTTAACTTCTGCATACATTTCTGGAGTTATTTCTTCTTCGGTTGCGCCGTCAAAAAGTGCGAACATGAGGTCCTCATCGTTGACCTCTTGGGATGTTGGACGCTCTCTCAAAAGTTCGTCAACCGAGGTTTCAAGGCATTCGGCTAATTTCAAGAGAGTCTCGTAGGATGCCTCTCTTTTACCGGTTTCATAGTTGCAATATGCTTGACGGCTTATCCCCAAATAATCCGCGACATTCTGTTGTGACAAATTCTTTTTGTTTCTGTAATATGCCATATTATTCATTTCTACCACCTCAATACTATTATACGCAACATTTTGTTGCTTGTCAATTGTTGCAACAAAATGAAACGTTAGTATGCCGAGAAAAGCAAAAAAATAAAAAAATGTAAACAAAATGTTGACATATTGATTTGAACATGCTAAAATCATGTCAACGAAATGAAGCAAAGAGGTGTTTTAAATGAGAACTTATCTCGTAAAAAGACGAAATGAACTGAATCTTTCGCAACAAGATGTTGCCAATTCTATTGGAATCAGCCGACAGTATTTCAATTCAATCGAAAACGGCACGCGCCAAAAGAAAATGGACATCACTCTCGTTGCAAAACTCGCGACAGCTTTGAATCTTACGGTGGAAAATATTATTCACGCCGAAGAAAACTGGCTTAAAGAGCAGAGTGCTTGAGAAAAGGAGCGGAATCAGCATGCGAAAACCTACGACAGAGGAGATCCTCGCCATCAACGGCAGCGTGCCGGTCGAAATGGCGGCGCGGTACCTTGGCCAGTCGAAAGACTTTATTTACTGCGCAATGCAGAAACAGGTCTTGCCGATTGGCACAGCGTACCTGCGCGAGAAAGAGTGGTGTTATGACATCAGACCGCAGGCACTGGTCGAGTACAACGAGCACGGCGGTGTAAAACGCTACATGGCGTTGGAAGACCACCTGAGAAAAGTAATCAGTTGCACGGTTGAGAAACTGTGTTCTTGAAAAGAAAAAGAAAGGAATGTAGAAAATGACAGAAAATCTGAAACCGAGGTACCGGGCGCTTAAAGACGCTGTGGCAGACGGTGACCCGCTTGACATAACGTCAACGATGATTGGATTATCAACAGCACTTGCACAAGAAATACTGCAGTTGGTGCCGTGCGGTACTCTAACTGCGCCGGCAATAACAGCGGCGTGCAGGATTGCGGAAAATGTGATAAAAACCCAACCACAAATATGGGCAGAAACCGCAGTTGGCGCAGAAAAAAGCATTTACAACTTTGCCACAAGCGAAATGCTTATAACCGCCGTGCAGTTACCCGAGGTGGACGCCGATGACTAAGGATATGTTGATTATGTGCGCGGTTATCGCGCTGGTGGCGATAATGCTTCTTGCGGCTCTGCCGGAGATAACAAGCGCGATGCCGGAGGTCTATTATGTCGAGCCGACCGAGCCGGAGACGGCGGTGGAAGCAAAGGCGGAAACGGTTTTGCAGTCAACTGCAAGCGTCAGATACGCCCTGACCGCCGCCGAGCGTGACGAAATCGAGCGGGTAGTCATGGCGGAGGCAGGAGCCGAGCCGTATATCGGTCAGATGGCGGTCGCCCAATGTATACTTAACGCCTGCGAGCAGGAGGACAAGCGGCCGCTCGAAATCGTCCGCGGCTTTGGCTACACCGCCGCCCGACCCGAGCCGAGCGACGAGGTCAAAAAAGCCGTCGCCAAGGTTTTTGACGACGGCGAGACCGCTACGGATCGTGAAATACTTTATTTTTATGCTCCGGCACTGTGTCAGAGCCTTTGGCACGAGTCGCAGACCTATGTCTGCACAATCGGCGGACACAGATTTTTCGAGGAGGCGGAGCAATGAGAGCGCTTTTGATAGTGTTAATTGTGCTTGTGTCATTAAAGGCACTACTTGATCTTATCTTGGCTATATACTCGCTGATAACCGATGATAGCGCTGGATATTGGTGCACACCGAGCTTTTTGGCATCCGTCGCTTTGATTATTGCACTCGCACAAAAACTTTGAGAAAAGAGGAGAATCAAAATGACTAACAAAGAACTTATTGAAGCGCTTAGCCGCTTAAAAGTGGAAACCGGATCGCTTGCCTGCACCGGCTGCGGACATGAACACAACTGCGGAATACACGGCTGCGCGATTATCCGAGAGGCAGAAGACAGCATTGGTGCGCTTAACAGCATAGCAGATGACCGTCTCGACGCGCTGACCGCGTGGCCGTGGATAAGCGTCAACGACAGGCTGCCCGAAGACGAGCAGGGCGTATTAGTTGTCGCGAGCGGCAGACCGCGAGAGCATTTAGAGTTGGATAGTGCCCATGAACTTGCAACATTTTACGCCGGCGAGGGCTGGTTTTTTGAGGCTTATCCGGATTGGGAAGATCCACAGGTGACCTACTGGATGCCGTTGCCCGAACGGCCGGAAGATTGCCATGACTAACGAAGAAGTCAAGCAAGCTCTTGCCAACGGCAAACCGGTCATATACTTCGTGCCGCTTGTCGGCGATGTCAGATACGACAGAGTGTCGGCGGTTATATATCGAATAATCAACGGCGAGCTCGCAGTCACCGCCGAGCTTGAGGACAAAAAAGGCAGGCTGACGGCAACGGTCCGCATCGACCGCCTGCGATTTGAAAACAAGGAGGACAAAGAAAATGATACTGAAATTTGCAGCCCAGACGGTGTTTGAGATCGCCGTCGTCGTACTTATCATCTACGGCTTTGTCAAAGAGGACAAGCTTATTGCCTTTGAGGACAGAGTCAGAGCCAAAATCAGAGCAAAGAGGAGCGGGCACAATGCAGCCACCGGGAAAGACCGCTGACGCGCCGGGGAGCGGGCGAAAGTGGCGCAGGAAAAAGGTCTGTAAAAGCTGCTATTGGCTGCGGCAAATTGACTGTGCGAGCGACGGCTGGGACGGAAAGTGCTGTGCCTATACCTACATCACCGACCGATTCCGCGAGATCCCCGCGACGGATGATTGCTGCGCATATTATCTCAAAAAGAAAGGAGCGAGAATGTAATGAAAGAGAATCATATCTTAATGCACGCCGATGTGTTTGATGCGGTGCTTGCCGACTACAGCGGCCGATTCGTCAGCCGTCGGGATTATAACGACGGCAAGACTTACGGCTATGTAACAAACCTTAAAAATCAGAACATGGCTATCGAGTATACGCACTACAAAAATCAGCTCGGTGAGCGTCATGCGCTGTCCGACAACGAGCGTTTTGACTTCGACAACCAGATGATTAAAAAATACATACCTCAAATGGCAGAGCGGGTCGAGGAAATCGAGCGCGAGGAGGGCTCTGCGCTGCGCTTGCCGATATCCGTGCCGGTGTCGATATATTTTGACAGAAGCCGCCGTGGCATGGACGAAAACGGCTGTCCGAGTGAATTTTTGATAATTATCGAAGAAAAAGGAAAAGACCGTAAGCACATCTGGAAAGCTGACGGACGTGAGGCTGTTGTGGCTTATCTTGACGAATACGCGAAAAATGTGTTGCCGAGGCTCGACAAATATGAAAAAGGACGCCCTGCGGTAACAGGACGCCCAAATGATGTTGAAACAACACCAAACACTATTAACAGTATAACACCGCTGCCCGAAGATGTCAACGGGGGCGCGATATGAAAATACGATCTTACAGATGCCCGAAATGCGGGCGCGAATATAACTTTGCCGACGGCGATAAAACAAGGCTCTGCCGCGTCTGCGGGTGCGAACTGGACAGCCTGACCGTCTACTCGACGGACGGCGAAAGCGCCGAGAAAGACCAGGCAAGTGCAACCCGCCGCGAGAACCGCGAAGCGGAGGAGCAGGAGGCGCTTTTTGTGTGGGCGGAATACCAGTCCGCCGCACACCCAGAACTGAAGCTTTTATACCACATCCCAAACGAAGGCAAGCGCAGCGTGGCTTATGGTGCGGCGCTCCGGCGGCAGGGAATGAAAAAGGGCGTGCCCGACCTCTGCCTACCGGTCGCCCGGGGAAAATACCACGGCTTATATATCGAAATGAAAGCCGGACGAAACAAGCCAACGGTAGACCAGCAGTGGTGGCTTGAGGCGCTTGAAAGGCAAGGTTTCCGCGCCGTCTGGTGCTCCGGGTGGGAGCAGGCAAAGGAAGAAATATCGGAATATTTAATTTTAAAGGAGATAGAAAAATCATGATAACTAACATCGATGTAACGAAACTTAAAGAACACCCGGACAACCCGCGAAAGAACATCGGCGATGTCACCGAGCTGGCGGAATCTATTAAGGCGCGCGGTATCCTGCAGAACCTGACGGTCGTTCCGGCCGAAAACGGCATGTATACCGTTATCATCGGGCACAGACGACTCGCGGCCGCAAAGCAGGCGGGACTGACTGAGGTTCCCTGCGCCGTGGTTGATATGGACTATAAAACGCAGCTGTCTACGATGCTGCTTGAAAATATGCAGCGATCTGATTTGACGGTCTACGAGCAGGCGCAGGGTATGCAGATGATGTTTAACCTCGGCGTGCCGGTTGCCGAAATCGTCGAAAAGACCGGGTTTGCCGAAACGACTGTGCGCAAGCGCCTGAAGATAGCGACTTTGCCGACAGCGCAGATGCAGCAGGCGGTGGAGCGCGGCGGAAAGCTCGAGGACTATGTGCAGATAGCGGACATAAAAGACGCAGAAGAGCGCCGCGAACTGCTGAAAGTTGTCGGAACACGCGAGTTTGAGTTCAGCCTTACTCGCGCGAAGAAGCGACAAATTGAAGCCGAAAAAACACCGCTTGTCAAAGCCGAGCTAAAGTCAATCGGCGCGAAAGCCGTAAAAAACCAAATCTACAGCACCGCTTACGAGTGGGTCGAACAGTGTGCAATTACAGACTGGAAAGAGGGAACTTTTAAAAAGCCCAAAAACAAAGAGGAACTTTTTTGGGAAATATCATACGGCACGGCGTACCTTATGCGCAAAAAGGCCAAAGTACCAAAGAAGAAAAAAGAAAAATCAGAATGCGAACAGCGCATAGACAGTGCCAACCGTGAGCTCAAGCGTTTGACGGAAACGGCGTATGAGTGCCGCGTAAACTTTGTCAAGAACTTTACCGCCGTTGAAAAACATAAAGAAACAATCATCAAGTGGCTTGCACAGTTCGCGGGTCGTATAATAACGGGCTATTGCTCGTGCGACAGAAAATATATCAATTCCGAGATTGGAAGCGATGAAAAGTATTCTGTAGATGCGCCGAAATGGCGGCAGTTTATCGCCGAGGACAAGCGTGCGCCGATAGTTGTTACGTATGCGCTTGCCGGAGACGATGAGAACAGAGGCTACTACTACAACGGGTGGTATGCGTCAAACAAATCCAAACTGGCACCGCAGCACAAGGAAAACCAAAGCCTTGACAGAATTTATGAGTTCCTTTGCGAGTTGGGATATGAGATGTCTGAGACGGAGCTTCAGCTCCAGAGCGGTGAGCATGAACTGCTGAAAGGAGAATGAGTATGGATTGCAGTAAAACGCTAAATTTCCTTATGGCGCAAAAAAAAATTTGCAGTTCACGAGACGAGTGTCAGAAGCTAAATAGTGACGGTGACTGCCCGCTGTACGCTTTTTGCAACGGTATTCCCGACCTTTATTCCGTCGCGAAAGTTAAAGAAGCAATTGAAACTATGCAGAAATGGATTGATGAACACCCGGGAAAGACCTACGCGCAGGACTTTTTTGAGAAGTTCCCGGAAGCAAAGCCGGATAAGGAAGGTGTGCCGAGGATGTGCCGCGTCAACTGCTACGGTGGAAGCTGCCAGTACTCCGCTGTTTCCGGAGCGGGTCCGGCACCGTGTAAAGCTTGCTGGAATGAAGAAATGGAGGCGGCGGACGATGAATAAAAAGAAAGCCGGAATCCTGATGTGCACACATTTCAACTGCGACCACCGTCGTGGGAATTACTGCTGTTTCCAGTGTCAGAAAATCGGCACTTGTAAAAATCCTTGTTATAACAGCCCGCTTAAATGCGGACTGGCAAAGGAGGTTGAACATTATGAAGAATCTGACGCTTGAACAGCTTATAGAAGCGGCGGAGATTTGCGGATCCGGCAAAGAGGGCGCATGCCAGGTCTGCCCGGCGCATAACGACGGCAAAGTCATGTCGAGCGCGTGCATCGAGAGCGTTATGGCACAAGCCTCCGCCGCACTTAAGGAGTACGCCTGCAACGGAGGTGGTTGCGATGCTTGATTTAAAGCCGTGTCCGCAATGCGGCGAAGTGCCCGAAATCGGATATGCTTGCGGCGAATATTTTATTTTATCAATATCAAAAGCAGTGGGAGCTTGCGTGTGCAGTTCTTTCGCCGAAATGCACTCGAGCATGAATCAAGAAGTCGAAGCTTGGAACAAGTTTTGCAAAGCAGAAAGGAACTTTTTATGAAAATCAAAAAAATCATAAGCCTGTGCAAGGCGAATAAGCACATCTCGCTGTACGATATGACAACGCAGATGCTCGGCGACGGTCTCGCCGCCTATTACCTTAACGACTGCCCGGTGTTTTCAATCGATTCGCTTATGACATCTTTCGATATCACACCGACACAGGCGGACAAAATCGTGCAGCGGTACACCGCCGAGCCGCCGGAAGCGTTTTTGAAGATGGTCAAAGACGAATTTGACGGAGAAGAGCGCTGCGATCCTCTGCCGATATCTCTGCGGATAGGCTCTTACGACTATATACCA